ATCATCCATAAGATTGATTCTTTGGAGAAGGAGGTTGAGATGAGAAACCCCACGCCTGTTGAGAAGTTAGAGATGAGAAGTTTAGATTCGTTCCCTTTCAACGTTAAGTTGACTGATTATTGGAGTGATGAAAAAGAGGGAGGTGAATACGGTGCTATCGAGAAAAAGGAAAAGGAGTTTGACGTTAATGTTTCAGACTTATCAAATTATAACAGTGAGGAGGTAAAGACATCTTTCGACGCTGACAATGAAGAAGAAAACAACACATACTAAGATGGCAAGAAAAATAAGAGTAACCGAATCTGAGTTGGTAAATATGATTGAAAACATCATCAACAAGAATAATGAGGCAACTAAAGAGGTTGTTTCAGAGTCCAAAGAAGATAAGATCATCAAGTTAACCCAAAACGACTTAAAAAACATAGTAGAAAAGATCAACAAAAAGATAGAAGAAAAGTAAAATTATTCTTCAGTAGGTATTGATTTTTCGTAATAATTTATTATATTAGAGGTATCCTTTAGTTAGGATACCTTTTTTTAATTTAATAATAGAAATAATTTGATATTGTTAATTATTTTTATTATTATTGTATTAGATTTATATTATTAACGAAAAAAATAGTTTTTTATGAGTACAAGTATCGACGCTATTCTTGCTCAGTATGAGCAGAACAAAGCAGAAAAGAAAACAACAGGAGGTCAGGTGGACTTGACCAAGTACTTCACCACAATGATACCGAAGGGTGTCAACAACGGTGAAAAGACATTTAGGATTTTACCAGCATCAGATGGTTCTCCTTTTACTGAAGCGCATTGGCATTCCATTCAGGTGGGTGGTAAATGGGTTAAGTTATATTGTCCAAATCATAATGATGGTCAGAGATGTCCGTTATGTGAAATGGAGGAGGCTTTAAGGTTAAGTGGAAACCCAGAAAAGAAACAACTCGCAAGACAGTACAGACCTAGAAAGTTCTATATTGTTAAAGGTATCGATAGAGATAACGAAGGTGAGGGTGTTAAGTTTTGGAGATTCCCACAAAACTGGAAAGGTGAAGGCGTATTTGACAAAGTCGTACCCATCATCAAAAAGAGAGGAGACATCACCGACCTGAAAGAAGGAAGGGATTTAACTATTATCTTGGGTAGAGACGACAAGGGTTACCCCAAAGTAGTTTCTATTATGGCAGAGGATCCTGCACCGCTAACGACTGAAAAGTCATTAAAAGATGAGTGGACAGCGAACACAGACACCTACAAAGATGTCTATCGTTCAAAATCCATTGAATATCTTGAGTTGGTGGCACAGGGAGAGACTCCGATTTGGGACAATGAGGCGAAAGTATTCGTCGCAGCGGAACAGGAAGGTACTGGAAATGTTGCAGATTTAGAAAATCAATTGAATAAGGTAGCCGGTAATGATACATTATCATCTGACCAACTACCTTGGTAAGATTACTAAATCGTTTTAGATGGCAAAGAGAGCATTAAAAAAGAAGACCCTAAGTTTTGACGATCTGAAGAAGAAATTCTCCAGTCGTGTGAAGTACAAAGACCAAGAGTTCTTTGACTTGGGAAAAACGTTTCAGGATGTATGTGGTATCGCAGGACCTGCAATGGGACAGATTAATATGTTTTTGGGACATTCAGACACTGGGAAGACAACGGCATTAGTTAAAGCGGCATCGGCAGCACAGAAGAAGAACGTTTTACCCGTTTTTCTTATTACTGAGCAGAAGTGGAGTTTTGAATATGCAAAGTTGTTGGGATTTGATTGTGAACAAAAGCTTGACGAAGAGACAGGTGAACTTTATTGGGACGGTTTCTTCATCGAAAAGATTGGATTCAATTTTATCGAACAGGCATTTGCTTACGTCACAGAGTTATTGGATGCTCAGGCAAAGGGAGATATTCCTTATAGTCTGTTATTTTTGTGGGATTCCATTGGTACTATACCATGTGAGATGAGTTTTAATGGTAAGGGAGGTAATCAACATACTGCCAGAGTCATATCTGAAAAGTGGGGTATGGGTCTTGCTCAGAGAATCACAAGTTCTCGAAGGGAAGATTCAGAATATACCAACACTATGGTTTTCGTCAATCAACCTTGGGTTCAGATACCCGAAGGTTTTGGACAGAAGCCTAAGATTATGCCGAAGGGTGGTAACTCGATCTTTCTTTCTTCAGCTCTTGTGTTTTTGTTTGGTAATCAAGCAAACGCTGGTACGTCACGTATCACCGCAACCACAGGGGGTAAGAAGATAACCTTTGCGACTAGAACAAAAGTGGGAGTGACAAAGAACCATATAAACGGAATCAGTTATGCTGATCGTTTATTGGTTACACCTCACGGATTCCTATTGGACAATCCCAATGACGTTAAGAAATACAAAGAAGAGTATTCTGGTTATTGGGACGTATTACTTGAAGGTTCCAGTGGAGAAGCCAAACTTGAAGAGGAGACAGTGTTAGGAATACCTGTCGATTACAGTGACGACTTATAGATTTTTTAACCCTTTTAATGATATGAATTGAGACCAACAAAAAGATTAAAGACTACCATACTGGTTGATGGTGATTCTGTTTTAAAGAGAGCATTTGCGGGAGCAAAACACGTTTATCACAGAGGACAACACATCGGAGGTCTTTATCAGTTTTACACCATTCTTAGACGGTGTCTGATAGACTTTAAACCTAGTAAGGTGGTAATCTTTTGGGATGGTAAGAATAGTGGCATTAGAAGAAAAGAAATTTACCCCACATATAAGATAAATCGTAAGAAGTCCTTCAACGAAGATTACGAGAGACAGAAGATCAGAGTTAAGAATTACGCTGAGGATTTATTCATCCGACAATACGAAGATGAAAATGCCGAAGCTGATGATGCGATAGCTTACTACACTCACATAAATAAGGAGAGAGAGAAGATTATCGTTATGTCATCTGATTACGATATGTGTCAGTTGTTGGATGACAACGTGAATATTTTCTTACACAATAAGAGATTTGTTCTCACCGTAGACAATTATTCCGAGATGTTCGACTATCACCATTCCAACGCAGTTATTATGAAGTTAATATCTGGTTGTAGTAGTGACGACATCAACGGTATTGCTTCTGTTAAGGAGAAAACATTAATGAAGTTCTTCCCCGATCTTAAGGTCAGGGAGATGAGTGTTGGGGAGATACTAATGGAGGCGAAGAAGTTAAGGGAAGAGAGGGGTAAGCCTTTAAAGTCCTTAGACAACATAATCAACGGGACGACAAAAGAGGGTACGTTGGGGATGGATTTTTACTCTCGCAATGAATCTTTGGTTACTTTGGACGGTAGGTTACTATCTGAAGAATCAAAGGAATACATTTCAGATATATCAGATTTACCTATTGACCCTGAGGGGAGAACAAAGAAGAATGTTCTGAAGATGATGTTGGAAGATGGTTTCATAGAGATGATACCAGGAAATGAAGATGGGTATATTACCTATTTAAAACCATTTATGAATTTAATAAAATCAGAAAAAAAAGTTACATTATGAAAAAGTATGACAATCAGAAGTTTGAGTTTCTTTTAAAGATTAACGGGAACATAATATGTCAGAGATATTTCAGTATCAAAGGATTTAACTATAAGTCTTTACGTTCTTTGGAGTTAAAGGAGTGTTCTTATGATGTCGTTGATATGATACAGTTGAGTTTAAAAGAGAAGGCTGAGGACTACCTTTGGAAGTATTATAACATGTATGAGGTTCAGAGACCTGAGAACGTTATTTACAAAGATGTTTTCGAGAAAGAGGATGTTTTTGATTTGGTAATAAAAGTTGATGGAAGGGAAAGATCAACCACTAGGTTCAGTGGAAACTTTTTCCCACCAAAAGTCAGATATTCTGTTGACATTAGAAGTTTAATACCTAAGATAATAAAGGAGATACAATACGTCCTTTCTCGTAGGGATTATACCAGCGAATATTTAGGAATCGAATTGTAAACCTCTAAAAGTTAAGCATGAATAATAATATAGAATCATTTGGATATTTGGGATATCAGTTTCAGTTGAAGTTGATAGGGCAGTTCATTTACGATAAGACTTTTGCCGACACCATAATATACAATATTGAAGCCAAGTATTTCGACAATCAGTACTTCCGTCTCATTATGGCGAATGTGAAGAACTATTATGAGAGATACGAAACCACCCCCACCTTTGAGGCATTGAGGCAGGTTATTAAGTTGGACACTTCCGATGAGATAACGCAACAATATGTCGAAGAGATTATCGTTGAGTTGGAAGGCATCAACCATGCCGATATAAAGTTCATTCAGGAGAAGTCCATTGAGTTCTGTAAGCAGCAGGAGTTAAAGAAGGCTATCATACATTGTTCTGGGATATTGGACAAAGGAGACATCGACAACTACGATGAGTGTGAGGAGGTGTTAAGGAAGGCATTATCCATTGGAACGGATCGTGACGATGGCATTGATGTTTTTGACAACATAGAGAATGTTTTGTCGGCAGAGTTTAGGAGTCCCATTCCTACGGGAGTAAAGGGATTGGATGAGTTAATGGAAGGTGGTTTATCGCGTGGAGAGTTGGGAATGGTTATTGCACCATTGGGTGTTGGTAAGACAACATTTATGACTAAGGTGGCGAACACCGCACAGAATGAAGGCAAGACGGTATTACAGATAGTCTTTGAGGACCACCCCAAGGTATTGCAGAGGAAGCATTACTCTTGTCAGACGGGTATCCCTTTGAATGAGTTGGAGTCGAGGAAAGATGAGGTGATAAGACATTTGGAAAAGATGCAGAGTGACCCATCGATAGGTAAGGTAATAATAAAGAGGATGACGGGAGAGAACGTCACCATTTCAAAGATACGACAGTTGATAAGGAAACACATCGCCAAGGGTATTAAGTTGGATATGATAATATTGGACTACATCGATTGTGTTGTCCCAGACTCACACCATAAGGATCAGTGGGTTGCTGAGGGATACATAATGAGGCAGTTTGAGAACTTAATATCGGAGTTTGATCTTATTGGATGGGTTGCCACTCAGGGTAATCGTTCTTCAATAAATGCCACTACGGTAACGACAGATATGATGGGTGGTTCAATAAAGAAGGCACAGATAGGACATTTCATATTATCTATCGCTAAGGACTTAACTCAAAAGGAGAGTGGTAGAGCCAACCTTGCGGTGATAAAGTCACGTTTCGGTAGGGACGGTGTTGTCTTTGAGAACATCAAGTTCGACAATTCCACCATAGTGATTGACACCGATGATATGGAGGAGTTGGCATATTTGGATTATGAGGACAGACAGCGTCAGAGACAGGAGAATAGGAACAGGGATTTGGCTCGGGACACTTTTAAAAAAATAAGTACCACCAATAAGGTCGAAAGAGAAAAACCAGAATATATATCAAATACTAACGACAGTGATATGTCGAAATTTACAAAGAAAATAGACGAGGGAGAGGAGGATCTCCCCTTCTAATAATAAGTTTTAAAAACGATAAACTAATCATGGAAGAGGTTAAAGAATCGAAGAAGATAGCATCAAATACAAAGTTCAATAATGAGTTCTCGAAAGAGATTTACGAACACACCTATAAGTATGGTGATGAAGACATCAATCAGACACAGTTACGGGTAGCCAAAGATTTGGCATCGGTAGAGGGAGATGTCGAACATTGGACAGAGAAGTTCTTATATGCCCTTGAAGATTTCAAGTTCGTTCCTGGAGGAAGGATAACATCAAATGCTGGTACGGGACTTCAGGGGACGACGCTAATTAATTGTTTTGTTGACGGGTTCGTCGGTAAGGATCAGGATTCTATGGAGGGTATTCTCGACACACTAAGGAGGCAAGCATTAATATTGAAATCTGAGGGTGGTTATGGCTTCTGTGCCGACGTAATGAGACCGAGAGGGGCATTTGTTGGTGGGATAGGAAATGAGTCCCCAGGATCGGTAAAGATGTTAGATATGTGGGACACACAATCTGAGGTCATCACTGCGGGAAGTGGTAAGAAGTCCACCCGTAAGAATGCAAAACAAAAGATAAGGAAGGGAGCGCAGATGGTGACTATGTCATGTTGGCATCCTGATATTGAGGAGTTCATCACTTCAAAACAAACACCAGGAAGACTAACGAAGTTCAATATGTCGACATTAATAACTGATGAGTTGATGGAGGCGGCGAAGACTAATAGTCCTTGGAACCTTGAGTTCCCCGACTATGAGAAACACCGAAAGGAATATAAGAACGAATGGAACGGTAACATCAAAGAGTGGAAAGCTCTGGGGTATGAGACTGTAATATATAAGACCTTCGATGATGCTAATGAGTTATGGGACGTAATAATGGAATCAACATATAACAGAAACGAACCAGGAGTATTGTTTGTGGATACTATGAACAGACTAAACAACTTATATTACGAAGAATACATCTCTGCAACTAACCCCTGTGGAGAGCAACTACTACCGATCGGTGGTGTATGTCTGTTGGGGTCATTGAATCTTACACAGTTCGTTAATACTACGGCAACAGATTGGGATTATGATAAGTTAAATAAGATTATTCCTATTGCCATAAGGTTCATGGATAACGTCAACGATAAGACTAACGTCCCACTACCGATACAGAAAAAGAATCTCCATGATAAGAGAAGAATAGGATTGGGGATATTGGGTTATGGTTCAGCACTAATGATGATGAAATTAAGATATGGTAGTGATAGGGCATTGACGTTGACTAATGAGTTGATGTCATTTATTGCCAACGCAGCATATCAGTCGTCGGCAAAACTATCACAAGAGAAGGGATCGTTTCCATTGTATGATAAAGAGAAATATATGGCTAGTAAGTTCGTCACTAATCTTTCTGAAGAAACGAAAGCATTAATGATTAAGAACGGTATGAGAAACTCTCATCTTTTGTCCATACAACCCACTGGGAACTCCTCTGTTTATGCCAACAACGTAAGTGGAGGCTTGGAGCCCATATTCTTGCCAGAGTACGTTAGAACGACTATTTTTCCGTATCCCCCTGTGGGCCTTGATGTTGCAAAAAATATCGACTACGAAAACTGTAAATTCGACTCCGTCGGAACGGAATGGGAATGGATTTGTGAGGGCGACGAAAATCTTCTCCGAACTGAGTTCGACGGTTATATATGGAAAATTGATAAGAACAGAGGACTATTAAGGGAAACCATCGTTAAGGATTATGCCGTTAGGTATTTGGAAAGTAAAGGTGAATGGGATCCTGAACAAGAATGGGTGGCTACGACCACAGAGCTAAGTATCGATGAGCATATAAAAACAATGGGGGTGATGGCTCGTTACATTGACTCAGCGATGAGCAAGACTGTTAATCTCCCCAGTGATTATTCGTATGATGAGTTTAAGAGACTTTACGAAGATGTATATTCCACAGGAACGATAAAGGGATGTACCACCTATCGTGCTGGTACAATGACGACGGTGTTATCAGAAAAGAAAGACGATGAGACGGGAGTACCAAAATCTACGGCACCAGAGAGACCAAAGACATTGGAGTGTGACATCCATCACCTCACCGTTGGTGGTAACAAATGGATCGTCATCGTTGGTTTATTCGGTGAAGACCCATATGAGATATTCGCTTTTAAAAAGAAAAACATATCAATATCGACGAAGATAAGAGAAGGTAAACTCACTAAGGTTAAAAAGGGAAGATACGATTTGGAGCTTGAGGGTTTCGAGTTGGAGAACTTAAAAGAGCACTTCGAGTCCGATGAGCAGGAGGCACTGACGAGGATAATATCAACGGCACTGAGACACGGTACTGACATAAACTTTATCTATGAGCAGTTACAGAAGTCTGAGGGTACTATTGTTTCGTTCTCTAAGGCGATAGCGAGGACATTAAAGAAATATCT